ATCATCATCGGTCACAACATAGCCTATGATCTTATGTGGTTGTGGGAAACAGGATATAAATATGATGGTCCTGTCTTTGATACAATGTTAGCAGAGTATGTTTTGCAAAGAGGTAAAAAAGAACCATTATCTCTTGAGGAGTGTGCTAAGAGACATGAGCTTGCCACACAAAAAGAGGACACACTCAAGCATTACTTCGCTCAAGGTGTAGGTGTGGATGGTATACCAAGAGATGAATTAAAGCAGTATTTATCTGCAGATTTAAAAGCAACACAAGAACTGTCTGATCTACAATATAAAAGATTAAATTCAAAAGAAGATGCAGGTCTGATGAACACAGTAGTGTTTACAAATAAAGTGTCTGTTGCATTGGCTAAGATATATCGTAGAGGATTTAAAGTAGATGTAGATACACTTAAATCTGTAGAGTTAGAGTTTCAAAAAGAAAAACTAGACATAGAAAGAAGATTAAAAGGACAAGTAAAAGAATTGATGGGCGATACACCTATTAATATGAATAGTCCAGAACAGATGTCTTGGATACTCTACAGTAGAAAACCAAAAGATAAATCATTATGGATGAATCACTTTGGACATACAATGGAGAAAACAAAGTTTCATCAGACAGTAAAAGAGAATAGTGATATTGTTTACAAAACAAAAGCAGAGAAATGTTGGAACTGTTATGGTGCAGGAACAATTAAGAAGTATAAAAAAGATGGCAGTTTATATGCCAAGCTACCTAAATGTCCCAAATGTAATGGCGAAGGGTTTGTCTTTGTAAATAGTGGCAAGATTGCAGGATTTAGATTTAATCCACCTAATGTAAAATGGGTAAGTGCAAATGGTTTTAGTGTTAACAAAAAAATGTTAGAGGTTTTACAACATGTCACAAAAAGAAACGATAGCATGGAAGCCTATAACTTTTTAGCAGACATACAAAGATTATCATCTCTTGATACTTATTTATCTTCTTTTGTAGATGGTATAAAGATACACACTAAGGCAGATGGAATGTTGCATGTAAGATTACTTCAGCATAGAACTGCAACTGGCAGGTTTAGTGGTGCTGATCCTAATATGCAAAACATGCCTAGAGGTGGTACATTCCCTGTTAAAAAAGTATTTATATCACGATGGCAGGGTGGTAAAATTTTAGAAGCAGATTTTGCACAATTAGAATTTAGAACTGCGGCATTCTTATCACAAGATAAAACAGCAATGAAGGAGATAGAAGATGGGTTTGATGTACATGCGTACACTGCTAACGTCATTACGGAATCAGGTCAAAAAATTAGTAGACAAGAAGCGAAAGCACACACCTTCGCACCACTCTACGGAGCAACAGGTTTTGGAAGAACCAATGCTGAAGCGAAATACTACGAACAGTTCACGAAGAAGTACAAAGAAATCGCATTATGGCATTCCAGATTGGCTAAAGAGGCTATAAATACAAGGAAGATTAGAATACCATCAGGAAGGGAATTTTCTTTTCCTGATGTTGAGAGGAGAGTTAATGGAACAGTAAGTCATTTTACACAGATAAAAAATTATCCTGTGCAAAGTTTCGCTACTGCAGACATTGTTCCTCTCGTTTTGATGAAGATTGATGAAAGATTATCAACTTGTAAATCTTGTATTGTTAACACAGTGCATGACTCAATTGTTATTGATGTTCATCCTGAGGAACAAGATCAAGTTTTGTTTATAATTAAATCAATCAATAATGATATGAAAACAATAATAGATAATTATTATGGTATTGATTTTAATGTCCCATTGTTACTTGAAGCAAAGATAGGTGACAACTGGCTTGACACAAAAGACGTATCGTGATAAAACTATTACTACTTTATAAAGGAGTCATTGATGACAGAATTAGCTAATATTAACACAGATAGCTACGAAAATTTAGCTAGAGCAATGGGCATGGCAACAGACAAGCCAGCCAAGCGTTCTAACACATTAAACAGATTAAGAATTTGGCACTCACCTATTATGGGTAAGGCAGAAATAAATGGTAAGCTCTCAAATATTGAAGTTGTTGAGGGTGGTTGTTATAGATTAGAGATAATAAAAGAGGATTCCTCCACCTTTTTATTTGCTAAGAATATTACAATCAGACCATTCATGCAGCGTTTCATGCTCAAAAGGTATGTCGCTAATGCTAGTGCCAAAGGTGGTGAACCTAAGGGTTCTTTCCACCGAACCATCATGGCAGATAGTCTAAACATGGATTTGAAGGATAACACAGGTCGTTTTAACTGTGGTAAACCATCAGGTTATGTTCAAGATTTTCAAGCCTTACCAAAAGATATGCAGGATTTAATCAGGCAGATTAAAAGGGTAAGGGTCGTGTTTGGCACAGTGACTTTAGATAGTCCTGTTGACGATAAAGGTATTCTTGTTGAAGATGGAACAGATTTTCCTTTCATCTGGGAAGTTGACAACAAGGATGCTTTTAAAATATTTGGTGATAAGTTTGCAGAGTTTTCTGCTAAATCTGTATTGCCAATTCAACATGCGATACATTTTAATGGCACTAATGCTAATCCTCTGCCAAATGGTAGTAAGTTTTACACACCTATTGCTGAAGTAGATTTTTCTGCAAGTTTCGATATGACAGAAGAAGATCAAAAGTTGTTTAGAGATTTTAATGACTTTGTTAAAAACTTTAACGACTACATCTGTAAAGAATGGGACAATAGAGTTCAGAATAGGCAAGGAGAAGTTAGTAAAGAGGACATACAAACTGTAGAAGATTTTATTGATATAGAAGATTCTCAGTGATTAAAAATGATCCTTTTAAGGTGCATAATATAAATTATTTATCACCTAGTAGTATAAACACTTATATTACAGATAAGTCTCAATGGATAATGAGATACCTCTTTGGCATTAAATCCTTCAGTGGTGCTAGTGCCATGAGAGGTATTGCACTTGAGCATGTGTTAGCAGAGAAAGTTGAGAAAGGTTTCTATGACTTTGATATGCTTGACAAAAAATTTGTAGCCTTGTGTGGTGAAGCAGGTATCGATTTAAACGAAGCTAGAACAGAAAAAGAAAGAAAGTCCCTTGAGGGTTTTGGTAAAGTATTAGATGAAAAATTTAAGTATAAAAAACTTGAGGGATATCAAGAAAAAGTAGAGGTACAGTTAGATGATTTACCCATACCTATTATTGGCTACATTGATTTTTTGTTTGATAATACCATAGTTGATTTGAAAACAACTGCAAGGATACCATCAAAGCCTACAGAATCACAAAAGAGACAGATGGCTTTGTACTCTATGGCATATCCTGATAAGAAGGTAGACTTGTTTTTCGCTAGTTCTAAAGACAGTAAAAAGTTTTCACTAAGAAGTTTATCTGCCTACAAAAAGCAAATAAAAACAGTTGCCTTTACAATACAAAGATTTTTATCTTTAAGTGAAGACAAGCATACTTTAGCACAGTATGAGTTCCCAAATACTGACTCTTGGATGTGGTCGGATAAGATGAAAAAAGAAGCAGAAAAGATTTGGTAAAACCTCAAAGTGCGAAAGCAAAAGGCAGAAGATTACAACAATGGTTTCGTGACCTTCTTATAAATAAACTAGATATACATCCTGATGATGTTGAATCAAGATCAATGGGTGCAGGTGGCGAAGATTTAATAATGGCAAGAGCAGCAAGAAAGAAGTTTCCTTACTCCATTGAATGTAAGAATCAAGAAAAAATAAATATATGGAACTCTTACGCTCAAGCTATAGAGAACAGTAAAGATTACGAACCTATAGTTGTAATTAAACGTAACAATCATAAACCATTGTTATTGATTGATGCAGAATATTTTATAGATTTACATAACAAAAATGAAAGGAAATAGTTATGAAAAGAAAGTTAAACGCAGTATACATAGAATTAGTTCCAAAAGCAGAAGGAACATATTGGGGTGGAGATGTTGAATTAAATATTATTTGTGATCCTAATTCTACATTAGATAAAGAAAGTCAAAATGCTTTAAATCATTTAGCAGAGTTAATAGCTTGCTCAGTTCCTATTATGGAAGTTGAGCCAACCATAGCAATAAAAATGGAGCAGTTTTTAGCCACTTTTGTTAAGAAAAAATTTGACATAAAAGAAGAAAAAGATAATGTTATACATATAGATTTTAAAAAAGAACGTTAAAATGGGAATGTACAGAGAAGCAATAAAGAAAAAATATAAAGAGGTAGGGGATATGGCTAGAAAACAAGCACAAGAACAATCTGATCATAAGCAAACAATAGACATGGTCAATAGTCCACCTCATTATAATAAAGCAGGTATTGAAACAATAGATGCGATTATGGCAGCCACCGATGAAGGTTCAGAATATTATTTGCAAGGCAACATAATAAAATATGTTTGGAGATACAGATATAAAAATGGTGTTGAAGATTTAGAAAAAGCACAATGGTATCTAAACAGATTAATTAAAGTAAAGAGAGATGATACGAGTTAACGTAATTTTAAATGTTAAAGCTGATCCTAATGAATATCCGATACCCTCAGACGGAGATGTAGGACAGGAAATAGAAGATTATTTAAAAGATATAATACATGAGGTGGATGGTCTAAAAGTGACTAGCATAAGGGTAATAACACAGGAGACATAGATGAATAATTATTTACCAACAGATTATCAAAATTTTATAGCTCTATCTCGTTATGCGAGATGGAATGATGATGAACAGAGACGAGAGACTTGGATTGAAACTGTTGATAGATATTTTGATTACATGGGTAATCATCTTAAAAATAAAAATAATTATACAATAACAAAAGCATTAAAAGAGAAAATGACTAATGCTATTGTTTCTCTTAGTGTTATGCCTAGTATGAGAGCATTAATGACTGCAGGTGTGGCATTAGACAGATGTCATGTTGCAGGTTACAACTGTAGCTACATACCTGTAGATAGTCCAAGAAGTTTTGATGAATGTATGTATATACTCATGTGTGGAACAGGTGTTGGTTTTTCTGTTGAAAGAGAAAATGTTGATAAGTTACCTGTAGTTAATGAACACTTTGAAAATAGTACCACTGTTATTACAGTTGCAGATAGCAGACCGGGTTGGGCAAGAGCGTTACGTGAACTTATTGCCATGTTATATGTAGGACAAGTCCCCTCTTTAGATGTAACACAAGTTAGACCATCAGGTGCAAGATTAAAAACATTTGGTGGTAGAGCAAGTGGTCCTCAACCTTTAGTAGACTTATATCATTTTTGCATAAGCATATTTAAAAAGGCATCAGGAAGAAGATTATACCCTATTGAATGTCATGATATTATGTGTAAGATAGGTGAAGTTGTAGTTGTTGGTGGTGTCAGACGTTCTGCACTTATATCTTTATCTAACTTAGGTGATGATCAAATGAGGCACGCTAAGTCAGGACAATGGTGGGAGAATGAAGGGCAAAGAGCATTAGCCAATAACTCTGTAGCATTTAAAGGTAAACCTGAGATGGGTACATTCATGAGAGAGTGGACAGCGTTATATGAATCTAAATCAGGAGAGCGTGGCATTTTCAATAGAGAATCAGCTATCAAACAAGCAGCTAAAAATAAAAGAAGAAAATATGCTTTGGTAGAAAAGCCTGTGTTACCTTTAGACTACATACAATTTGGTTGTAATCCTTGTAGTGAGATTATATTAAGACCTTATCAGTTTTGTAATCTTACAGAAGTTGTCTGTAGAGAAACAGATAATTTAGAAACATTAAAAGATAAAGTTAGAATGGCTACAATATTAGGAACATTTCAATCTACTCTTACAGACTTTAAATATCTTCGTAAAGTATGGAAAGATAACACAGAAGAAGAAAGATTATTAGGAGTTTCCTTAACAGGTATTCTTGATTGTCCTATTTTATCTCCTAGTAATAAAAATTTAGAAGATACTCTTGAACAACTAAAAGAAGTTGCAGTAGAAACAAATAAAAAGGTAGCTAAAGATTTAGGCATACCTCAATCTACTGCTATCACTTGCATTAAACCATCAGGAACTGTTTCTCAGTTAGTTGATAGTGCAAGTGGTATTCATGCTAGACATAATCCATATTACATTAGAACTGTACGTGGAGATAATAAAGACCCATTGACACAGTTCATGAAAGAAGCAGGTATACCTATAGAGCCTGACATTACTAAACCTGACAGTGTTTCTGTTTTTAGTTTTCCTATGAAATCACCTAAGGGTGCTATCACTAGAACTGAGATGACTGCTATAGAACAACTTGATTATTGGCTCACATTCCAAAGACATTGGTGTGAACACAAACCTTCGGTCACTGTATCTGTAAAAGAAAATGAATGGATGCAGGTTGGAGCTTGGGTATATGATAACTTTGATGAAGTATCAGGAATATCTTTTTTACCTTTTAGTGAGCACACCTATAAGCAAGCACCATATCAAGATATAGATGAAGAAGAATATAATAATCTATTAAATGATATGCCTGAGTCAATTGATTGGAGTAAGTTAAAAGATTTTGAAAAAGAAGATACAACTACAGGTAGTAAAGATTTAGCATGTGTTGCTGGATCGTGTGAAATAGTTGATATAGAAGGAAGATAACTATGAGAGAAATGTTATTAGGAGCTTTAAAGTCTTACTATGTTGGTTATATAAATAAACATATAGCTAACGTTGAAGTATTTTTAAGAACATCTGTTGGTATTGGAGAACACTCCGACATACAAGGATCAATAGATAAGGAGCTAGAAGCCATAGATAAATATGATGCTAGATTATCTATGATTTTAAAATATTTTGAAAGAAAGACTGAAGAAAAAAGTGACAAAGAAGAAAAAAAATCTAAGTAGACAAGAAAGAGGTCTAGGTAAGTATGATGCACCATTGAAGTTGCAATATAATCAGGGCATCACAGGTTTTAGATTTAACAAAAAGAATCCTTTTCCTGTAAAAACTATGCAACATAGAGAGTGGCAAAGAGGTTATAACTTTGCTTATTTTAAACAGGTTGAAAAAAATGAGGCTAGAAAAAGAAGCTAAAGAGTTTATGGAAAAAAGGAATAATACTACTTCAAAAAAATTAGAAGAAATATTTGAGAATGTTAAACTTGTGCAGGGTTTAACAGATATAATTCTAAAAAAGTTAAAGGAGTTAAATGCAAAAAATAACTCCAACGCATGACCTATCTTGGTATTTAAAATGGATAGGTTCTATGTTCATCATGTCAGGGATAATCTGCCGAGCAGTCGGTGTATTTCCCTTCTACGATTTAGTATCCTCTTGCGTAGGCACGGGTTGCTTAACTGGTATGGCTTATCTTTGGCATGATCGAGCATTATTAATGGTTAATGGTGTTGCTTGTGCAGCATTGATGATGGGAATATTAAGAACTGTTACTACTTAATTATTCCATACTGTTCACCTATAATTAATAAATCATCATAGTCATCCATTTCTATATCTTCTCTATCAGGATTTTCTATCCTCCACCTTCTTTCTATAATATCTCTGTCTAATTTTCTAAGTCTAAAAAATCTAGCTTTGTTTTTTCTTAATATATCTTCTGATGTATCCCAATCTTGAGAGTTTAATGCATAAGCTAATGCCTCATTTTTAATATTAGCCAATTCTAATTTGAGCATTTTCTTCTTTAATGAGTCGTTTTCTAATGCTCTGTACTCAGGGCTATTTATATATTCTGTTAAATAATTTTCTACTGCAGTACCTGTATACTGCCTAGCATCTCTATTAGCTTTTGGGTCTTGCAACTTTCTTGGTGCTATCTCAATATAATCTAATTTTAATCTGTCTAGTTCTTGTTGTGCAGTATTTCTTTCTTCTTGTGGTGTAAGACCTGTTATTTGTCTAAAAAAAGGTAAATGATTTCTTATTCCACCTTCTTTATAAGGTGATGTTTGGGCAGGTCTCTGAAAAAATCCGTCACCATCTGCATGAGCTTCCATTGGAAATGATCTAGTCATTTGTTTTAACATGTAAGGAAAAAATTCTACGTCTGTGTTATCTGTGAGAAGTCTATAGTCAGGATCAACCATAGCATAAATGTCTTTTATAAATCCTGCACCCACAGTATATGTACTAAAATAATTTCCTAAAAATCTAGCAGTAACTTCATTTACTCTCGTTTGATCTGCTAAATTAGATTCTTTAGTTAAAGTATTAACTAATCCATCCATTAAATCTAAACTTACACCTGCTCTACCAAAAGCACCTCCTGTAAACGCTGATATTAAATCTCTAGAACTCCAATTTTCTGAAACCTTTTCATTGTCGTGAAGTCTATAACCATATCCTCTTTCAAGTGACCCTCCCGGTTTTCCAACTCTATATAAAATATCTCCTAATAAAGCATAAGGAGTAAAAGGACCTAAGGCTGCTCTCGCATCAAATGTACCATGACCAAATGGATTTTTATATTGATAAGCACCTGTTGTTTCATCGCCTAGTTGTTCTCTCATCGCATAAAAAGCACCCATCATCATGAACCCTGTCATGTTTTTTCCAATTCGATCTGTCATTCTTGATTTATTTAAAATTCCAAACGCATCAAATAAACCTAACACAGGAGCATGTTCATAAAAGAACCTAAATGCGTTCACCATATATCTTGGAAAGGGTACAAAAGCTGAACCTAACTGTGTGCTTGATAAATCAATAAAATTAGCAGCTAATTGGTTAAACCCACCTTTTCTTCCTCTAAAACGACCTGTTTGATATGTGAAATCTAAGGCTTGTGACATGGCATCAGACAATGCTTTGTCATCAACCATTCTAAAGTTTCCACTAGACACTAAGTCACTTAAACTTTCTATTCCATTCTTTTTAAATTGATTTCCTGCATCTATTCTTATTAATTTATCTATTTCTCTAGAAAATATAGCAGCTTTAAACATATTATCACTATAAGTATTAAGAATATTAGCAAATGCCGCTGCTCTCATTAATCTACTATTGTGTGTGCCTATTTGAGAATTACCACCTGATGACATAATTTTAGTTGAGTTTCCTATATCTCCCAACTCTCTAAATAACTCAAGTGCTTTTTCAGAATTACCCAAATTCTTGTCCTTAAACATTTTTACTAATACAGCAGTGTCTTCACTTTGTATTCCTAAAACCATGTCCTTTAGTAAGACTGAGGACTTTGCTTGCTGCAGGTCTGCAACTCCTTCTTTTACTGCGAAAGCTCCTGCTTTTTTAGCTTGTTCATCACCAAAGGCTTCCATTACTTTTCCCATGCCAGCTCTTACTAATCCTGAATTTAAATTATTTAAACCATAAATGTAATTTCTTACATATCCATTTGTGGTATTTCTTACAGTGGTTGCTAACTGTATTGTCATCAAACCGATACGTGTTTTATTTAAGGCACGTAAATTATCATTTATAAAATTTAAAAAATTGCCTCTATCTGCTCTTTGAAATAATTCATTTCTGGCAGATTCTGTTGTTCTACCTAATGTAAATAAAGATTTATCTACTTCATTTAATTCTTCAAACAATTTTTTAGCTAAATCTTTGTCTATTCTAGCTGCTCTAAGAGTTCTACCTGCCTCTGATATTTCTGCTGTGTATAAAGCACCAAACTCTTGAGCACTTAAATTATGCTTTTTTAATATTCCCGTAAACTGATCCATTAATTTTTCTCTCATTGCTTCATCAGGCATAGAGAAAGCTCTAGATATTCTAGATGTTATTCTTTCTTGCAAATCTTCTTTACTTCCTCTTATAACTCCTGCTCTAGGACCTATCAAATTAATTATTTCAGCACCTGCAGATGCTACGTTTGCGATGACTTTACTATCTATACTAAATAAAGTTCCTCTTTCAGGAGCTAAATCTACTTTTAATTTTTGTCCTTTTTTTAAAGACTCTTCTGCAGTTTTTGACAAAGCAAGTTTTTTTAATTTTGAATTTAAATCTTTTGTTAGTTTCCCAACTGTTCCTTTATCTCTTAAATTTTTTAAAGTAACATTTTTAAAAGCACTGTGTACATCTTTTCTATTTTCTTTTAAGGCATTCATAAGATATATCTCTGCTGAGTTTCCTGCTATTGCTTTTTTAGCACCTGTAAAACCCCCTAATAGGGTTCCGGGCAAAAATCCTATAGCACCTGCTAGGGCAACACCTTCTTTGTTAAAATCTCTCTCAGGGTCTATGGTTACTCTAGTCTCCTCTTGAGCAGCGACAGTTCCTGAAGCACCCAAGGCATCTACAACACCCGCACCAAGAGCTGCTTTATATCCACCATTTGCAAAACCCTCTCTTAATGCTTTTAATCTAGAATAATTACCTGCTTTTTTTAATGCTCCTGTTGTTAAATCTTTACCTGCAACTTTAGCACCATTTTTAATTATTTCTTTTATTCCAAACTTTAAACCTTGTTGGGCAGCCAAAGCACCACCTTTTGCAGCACCAAAAGAAAATAAACTTCCATATGTAGTTGGAGCAGTGAATACACCACCCAAGTAATCTGTCATTGTCTCAAAATTTATTTCACTATCTTGTTTATCAAAAGTGTCCATAAGTCTGCCCATTCTGGCTAAACCATCAACATCTCCTTTTTGCTTGTAGGACTGTGCTTGATACATATCTCTTACAGCAGTTACCTCGTTTACATTTTGATATCTAAAATGTTCTAAATATCTGTCATAAATATCATCAACATCGTCAGAGTAATAATCTTCTCTGTCAGCTAAAAAATTTGAAGCATCTTCTATGAATTGAAAATTGTTTGTTAAGTTTTCTCTAGTCAAATCTTTTTGACTAAATTTAGTATAATCGCCTTCCATTATAATCCTTACATAATTTCTTCAGCAGCTTTAAGTCTAGCTTTTCTAGGGTTTAATCCATCCACTCTTCCAATGACTTTAACTAATTGATTAAATGCCTTACCTCCATTTTTACTCTCTTTTCCATATAATTTAACTAATTTTATTAAGTCTTGTTTATTTTTACCCTCTAATACTGCTGACGATATTTCTTTATTTTTATTAATATCGCCTAGTGATGTATCAGGCTTTTTAAGTGTGTCTATATCTTTAGTTGTTTTACCATTTTTAGTTTCTGTCCCATCGAAAAATGTTTTATCTCCTGTAGTTAACAACCCATCAACAATAATTAAATTTTTATTCATTCGGATGGCATCTAACATAGGGACTAAAAGATTTCCTTGAGATGAAAGTATTCCTCTTCGGGCAGCTTCATCTATTATTTTAATCATCTTATTTTGATACTTTAAAACTAAATTTCTACGATCTGCTCTCACTTGATTCAAAATATAACTACCTTTATTATCAGCAATAGCCTTTAAGTCAAACGCATCATTCATATATTTTGTTGTCATATTTCTATAATAATTAGCTTCTGTGCTATCTAAAGGATTAGGTGGTCTTAGTGCTTGATCTTTCTTTCTCCTAATTATTATTTTATTTTGAATTTGCATCATGTTTTTTATAAGAGCTAATCTTTCTGTATCTTCTTTATCTGTATTTTCATAAATAACCATAAGTCTTGATTTTTCATCAAAAGGATTTGATCTCATTCCTGCTATTATTGGATCAATTGTAACAGAAACTGCAGGTGGTAAATTTACATCACCCTTATCTAAATCTATCCCTCTAGCTCTCATCAATGCACTCGCCCTTGACTCTACTTCAGTAGCAGTATAATCCTTATCTCCAAAAAATCTCATAATACCAACATCAGCACCTTCTGTTAAATCTTTAAAATTAGGAATGGTTATAGCAGGTACAGTCGATTTAGTTAATAAGTCAACAGTCATGGGAGTAGAATGATTTGTTCTTTTTCCCATTTTTAACATCTTTATTGGATCATATTGATAATCTTCATAATGTTTTCTTAATTTTGATGAGTATTCTAATGCACCAGATAAAGTTTGATCAGCTATTAATCCTTGAGCAGCGACAATTGCATCAGGATTATCTTTCCCTTTATCTCCACCTAAGTTGGCAATAATCTGATCAACAATTTTTCTGTTCTCTTTATATACTCTGTCAAATTCTTTTTTAGATTCTACTGCACCTTTATAGGATTCTATTACAAGATTATCCACGTTGTTTTTAGTTCTTTCGATATCATCAGCAAAACCTTTTTCAAGACCTCTAGCAGTTCCTGTTACTAAACCTTTTGCAAATTCTCCACCAAATAAATTACTAAACAAAGACATTTATGCTCTCCTCGACATTAATCCCATAGGCTCTTCTTGGGGTTGCTCTTCTTGCATCATTTCTTCTGTTTCTGCCATAGGCATATCTTCTTGAGTCATATCTCTTTCTCTTGCCATGTCACTAATAATTCTGTTAGCAACTGTGCCTCTTTCATTTTCCATGCCTTCCATGCCTGTCTGATATTTAACACCTGCAGAGTCTGCTATTGCCATCATCATTTCAACAAGAATAGGCAACATCAGCATTCCGATATCTACTGTGTGCATACCTTCCATGACACTAGCAAGTTGTATTGTATTTGCTAATGTTGTTAATGGCACACCCATTTCCATAACGTCAAATAGTTGTGCTTTAAATTGATCTGTCCCCATTCTCTCTGCATAATAATTTGTAGCTTCTTCTACTGTTGTTAATGCAGGAGGAGTCTGCCAAGGTCTAGCTCCTACTTCATGTGTCATTGCCATTCCGGGAATAGGTCTATCAAACGACTGTTCCATCGTCTGTGCCTCCATTCTTTTGTGCTTTGTTTGTGTTTCTAATTTGCATTTGTATTTCTCTTGCAATTATAGCAGGTTGCTTTTTCATACCTGACATCTGTTGAACAGGGGGTCTTGATCTAGACATCATTCCCATGCCTTTTGGCTCAACTTTTGTTTCAGGACTCCCTAGTTTCTCAAATGAACTTAATATCTGTAATGTTGGATTTGTTATCATTTAGGTAAACCTCCAAATAATCCTTTACTTATGGCAGCAGAACCTAACGTTCCTATTAAATTACCTACTGCAGTTCCTGCAGCAGAACTTGATTGCATTTTTGCAGTTTCCATTTTTACATCTTTACTTATCTCTGCAACTGCTAAAGCGTTTATTCTATCCAACTGATTGTCAGCACTTGTCCATGCCCATTCCATTGTATCACTATAATGTGACCACAGATTATCATAGGCTTCTTTTGATATATCTAATACTGCATTAGCATTAAGTTCATTGGCTCTGTTTATTGCAACAGTATCTGCAGTAGCGATTTCTCTTCTCCATACTGCATTGTTCTGTGCTATAGCTAGTTGATTCTGTGCATTAAACTGATCACGTTGATTGTTTATCTCAGCATTAAATCTCTCTACTGTATTCACTTGCCCTGCATTAAACTGTGCTTGTGCATTAGCTTGTGTTGCATTAAACTGTGATGCTTGTTGTGCCAAGTTAGAGAAAAACTGATCAACTTGATTTTGTGATGTTGCATTGAATTGATTTGCAGCGTTAGTGGCGGCTTGATCTGTAAACAATGCTTGTGTTCTTTGTTGTGCTTTAAATAATTCTGTTTGTTGCAAGTTAGTTAAATTAGCCATATCTTGTTGTAAGAAATTTTGTGCATTCTGAACTGCAGCTTGTTGTCTATTATTTAAATTAGAAGAATCCATATTAGCTAAAGCAGATGCCTCTGCTAACACAAGAGCCTGTCTATTAGACAGATTATTTAAATTCATCGTATTTGTAACACGACTATTTTCTAAAGCTATCTGTTGTTCTGCAGTAAAGTTTTGATTTGCAATGTCACTAACCTTTGCGGCATTTTGCACTCTAGCCTGAAAGTCTTGATCAAATTCTATTCCAATAAATTGTGCTCTTTGTTGAGCAGCTAACATTGCTCTTTGTTGTCTATTAGATAAGTTTTGATTTTCAAACTGTGCAAATACACTTGCATCAGCTTGTGCTACAGGTAACGCTGATTCCATTGCTGCTTGAACAAGAGCCTGACCTGCAATACTAGAAGCACCTAAACCTCTTTGTTGCATGACTGCTTGAACACCTCTAATAGCACCTGCTGCCCATGCAGGTGGATCATTAGCATCAAAGTTTGATGTTAACATTGCAAGCTGACCTGCTACAGTTGCTTGACTTGTAGGTGTTGCAGTTGCCGCTTCTATTTGTTCAGTAAACTTAGAGGCAGTCTGTGCATTAGCAGAAGGAGATATTAACTCTCCTTGTTCTATTTGTCTTTGTACTGGATTTTGAAGTAATGTGGATTGACCTTGAGCAGCAGTTACATTGCCAACACTTGTTGCTGTTTGTTGTGCCGCTAATACTTTTGCTCTTGGGTCTTCTAATGTTGTTTGTGCTGCCTGAGTTGCAGATAGAGCAGTATCTACTGCGTCAGATGCAGTTTGTACTGCAGTTAAATTAGCATCTTGTGCTTGTTGTAATTGTGTAGTTGTTGTAGGTGCTACTGTTGTAGGAACTCCAACTGTCCCTGCTAACTGTCCTGTATCCCCACCTATAATTTGTTCTTGGGTTACTTGTGTACCAACAGGTATGGTTGTACCACCTTCAGGTAAAGCAGGTGTTTGTGCTCTATCTGTAAAAACTTCTCCTATGCCTGTTGTAGGTGTATAAGTAGTTCCTACAGGCACATCTGCTTGTGGTAACTGTCTTGGATTTGCTTGAGATTTAGGTTGGCTTGGAAGATAAGGATCATCAATTTTAAAATTTGGCAATCCACCTTCTTGCATCTTAACGACACCACCTTTAGCCATTTGTCTAGCCATAGATTCATAGACAATCATTTGTCTTTTCTTTTCAGGATTTTGCTCTAAGTAAGAGTCAAAATCATCCATTGATCCTTTATAACCCATCTTAGATGCAATCTTTTGCATCCCTTCAGGTTTAAATCCTACAAATCTTGCCACTATTTAGCTCCAATTAATATCTTATCTAACTTATCTTCTAATCTTTTCATCGCATCCATGATGTCATGCATATCTTCTTTAACATCATCTTTACGTGCATACTCTTCACGAGTCTTATTTAATAATATCTGTAATCGTTTTACTTCGCCAAACATCTTGTTGAATGCCCAACCGAATGGTACAACGACCAATGTAAGAATAACATTCCAAAATAACATTGCATCTATTTCCATGTCTTAGTCTGCGTCTTGTATAGTTAGTGTGCCATCTGCAATTTGTTTTAGTATTTCTGCGTAATGTTTATTGTTAACATCTAAAGGTACAGATGAATAAATTCCATCTATTGTCGCAACTACAACACTATTTTCTCCATCAACTGCTACATATTTTGCGTTTTCTATTACCATACTAACCTCTATAATTCTGCATCTGCTGTAAAACCATACTCAAAACCAGTACCTGCTGAATGAGTACCACTATCTCTTACAACTGCATGAAAACCAGTTACACCTTGTGCATTTGTTGACCAATTGTTAGCTGCGTCTGACCCAGTAGCAAACTCTGAAACCTTGCCAGATGTTCCATTTCTGCTATAAATAACAATTGTTGGGTCTGCTCTTTTTTCAACTGCAAATTTTGTTCCTTGAATATAATTACCTACTTGAGCAAGTTTTACTGGCATACTTTTAAAATTCCAACCATTTGGATTATTAGAGCCATGTCCATCAACTTCATAATACCTTTTACACAAAGCCACTTCTTCTGAAAATGACCTATGCTCAAATGGTGTGGCAGTAGAGCCTACTTCTAGTTGAACACCTGTTATAAAAAATTCATTATCTGTACTACTATAAAAAGAGTCTATGCCTACTGCAACATTTGCAGCAGTTCTAGATGCCCAAGTATTAGATGTAAAAGTTCCTCCAGTAAAATCAGAACCACCATGCAGATAGAAAGCTATACCTAAACTAGCAGCTTGGTCATTATTAAATGCACCAGTTGTGTCGGCAGCAAAAGTCAACTCAAATCTTTGCCAACTTGTAGTGATTGTAAATTTTTGCGTATTATGTCTTTGATTGTCTTCATCGTGAAGTTCAACAGCATAAGTTGCTGCCGTTCCTTTTGCGTAAAAACTTAAAGTAATTTCCTCTGCACCTGAAGTACCTTTTTTAATACCTTGAAGGTCTCCTCCTTCAAGTTTTGTTCTCCATATAAGTGCTTCTCCTGCTGCAATAGATGTATCTGCTGTAGTGCAATCAAACTTAGTACAAAATCCAAAACCCTCACTTGTAGGTGCATCTGATGTATCTTGTGTTAAAGTAAATCTACCTGCTGTTGCTGTTCCTCCAACAGTATAATTCCATCTATCAACAGTTTTATAACCTTCACTTGCTCCTTGACCAGTAGAACTTGTAGCTCTTTGTGCAATTTGATATGCACCATTAATAATAAGATTCCTTCGCCCACCAATCTGTCCATTGGTTAGGACTTCACCCATCTTTGCTAATTCTGCTGCTTTGCTCATGCTAAGTCTCCATCTATAGATAAGTAGTAATCTGTGACATCTCCTGCAGAAAAACTATAACTAGAATTACTACCATTTAAGTATGCACCGGGCATATCATAATGGTCTGTGGATAAGTCGTTATCTTGTTGCCCTCTCATGGTATGATAATTATCTTCATGTGCAAATGTTGTGGGAGCATAATTTGTGTTGCCCATG